ATTTTTAAAACTTTTTTAATTTTATTTTTAACAAACGTTGATATAATAGGCTTTCTTATTATTTATAAATATTTTTATACTTTTTTTATAAAATACGGTAACTCGGTAACTTTTATATAATTAGTACTAATAAAGTCAGTAATACCAAGGGTTTTCACGGTTACCGTAAGGTTACCGATCTCCCAAAAAGTTACCGATCTCCACCCCAAAAGTTACCGAAAGTTACCGTAGGTTACCGATCGGTTACCGTAAATTTTTTTCACAAAGTTATAATATTTTAGTTAATTTTAACAAAACCTTTTATAGTTTTTCCGTTTGCTTTATAAGCTTTTTTCTCCCAATTCGGGAGATGGTCAATAATCAAATTGATCTTTGCGGAAAGCTTCCGATCATTTGAATTTTTCATGAATAAGTTGTACATAATTTCACGGGTTGAAACTCTTTTGAGTTCTTCCGTCCCAAATTCAACTTCTGAAGAATTATCGAACCAAGACGCCGTGTATTGGTGTTGACGTTGTGCCGGCATACGTTCCCAATGGGAAGGAATAGGCATTTCAAGATAATCCATTACCTGAATTTCAACTTCATCCCGGTACATGAATGTTTCCCGGTATGTTTCAAGTTCTGCTTCCGTTTCCGCGTCAAATTTCAATTCAAAGCCTTCTTTGAAGATCGAAACAGCTTCCCCCCATATTTGATCTATTACCGGCTGTTCGATCTCCATAGGGTGTTTCTGTTGCTTAGAACCATCCACCAGCACGGGGAGAAAGCGACGCTCGCCGGTTTTGTCTTTCAAATACTCCCGCTGGTTAGTGGTCCGGGCCAAAATAAAGTTTTTAGCAAACTCTTCCGTCTTGGACATATAAGGGCGCCGGTAACGTAAGCTAGTTTTTGAAATAAAAGCTTTGGTTTCAGCGAATGACATCCGGTTACTTGCCACCATTTCATCATCATTAACAATTAGGCTTTTTAACATAATGTCAAAATTATCCTTATTGTTGAAGTCGGTCACAGCGTCGGTGTACCAAGGCCCACCAATTTTCTGAAGTAGGGACGTTTTACCCACGCCCTGACCGCCTACCAAGTCTAAAACATAATCAAACTTGGTAAAGGGTTCATAGACTTTGGCCACGGCTCCGACTAGCCACATTTCCGCTATTTTTGAAATTAAGGGGGTATCTTCAGCACCTAGGTAGTGCTGAAACATTTTCCCGATTCGTTCCCGGCCGTCCCACTCTTTGGCCACGCGCTCCATGTATTCCATTACCGGATTGTAAGACCGTTCCGAAAAGAAAGTTTCAAGGCCGGCTTTCATGGCGTTGGGCGAATAAACAACCCCTAAATTATTTTCAAAGTACACTGTAAGAACACTGACAAAACTAGCGGGCAATTCCCCAGCTTGAAACGTGGTATTTCCAAGCCTAATTTCTTGCGTAAGTTCATATTCTTGTGAAAAGTCATTTCGCCTTAGATATTGCCCTAGCTGTTCATCTGCTTTTAAAGACATCACCACATTCGCCGGGCTGGTGCTTTTAATATCCCCACTAGCCGTTAAAACTAATTTAGGGTTTTTGTCTATACTTATTACATTACCAATCTCTCTCACCCCCTTCTATCTTTCTTGATCATACTTTCAACCGTCCGCCTTACCTCAATATCAGGTAAAGGGTTTATACTGTTTCCGTTTGCGATTTCTGCAAGTTTTAAAACATATTCTTCATCCACGGCCCGGAAAAGTAAACCGCCTACAAACTTCGCTAGTTTGTCATTGCGTCCGCCTTCATCCCCAAAACCTACCGCGATAGTTTCAAATAAATCCGTTGTTTGGTTTTTCTCCCGGTATAGACTTCTTTCTTTCAGATCCTTCAAACCTTCAGACTTATACCCGTGTGTTTCTTGGTAGGTCTTTTTCAGGGCTTGGATCAGCTCCTTAGAAGGTGTTACCATTGTCCCGCCTTCGCTTGACTTTTCTAGGTCCCATTCATATTGACCCTTTTCAGTCGCGGAAGGCGCTACAAGTACATAATTGTTTTCATGTGCCTTTATATCCACACCGGGGAGAAAACCAATCATTTGAGTGATTGGGCTATCTTCCCTTTTAAAGTAGAATAAATGCTTCCCACCGCTTGCGGTTTTGGCTTGTAAAGTGGGTTCAATTAATTTTAAATACTTCCAGCGTTTGAGCGATTCAAACCCGTTTTCTTTTCCATGCTTATCAATATCAATTACGAAAAAGTTAGTAGTTTTTAAGGCAATGTTAGCGTTTGGGTGCTGGTCCCAAAAATTTTCTATTTCTTCCGCTGTCATTTTGGGCTTGTCCGCAAACTCTATCATGGGCCTTTTATTTTTAGGGTTGATAGGAATGACGGCAAAGCCTAACTTCTGATATTGTAAAGCGTAGTGCTTCATGCTAGCCATTCCTATTTACTCCCTAAAATTTAGAATGGTAGATCATCATCATTTACTTCTACGGCGCTTGTGTTTGGTAGGCCTTCGGCTTCATTAAGATCATAATTGCGGTAAGTCTTACCCTTGCTTTCTGATTCAATGATTACCAAAGTATAGTAGGTTCCAACCGCTTTACGGTTAAGGGCTTCTTCAAGGGCCTTACCATCATCAAAATCAGATTTTAGGGGTGCGTCTTCTGCAAAGGCCAAGGCTTTTTGGAAGAACTTAATAGTACGTTGTACTGACCAGCCGATATCTTTCCCGTTCCAAGTGTCAAGCGTACCGAATGAAACATATTCGGTCCGGCCGTCATAATCACCACCACGGATTTCAAAACGATATTGAAGGCTTTCCCATCCACTTTCTGCTACATTGAACTGTACCGATTTAAGAATAGCTTGGTACTCACCGGCTGGAATTGGTGCCGGGCCGTTTGCGCTGTCCTTACGTGGGTCAAAACCTTCTTTTTTAATTGATTGTGCAATGTCTAGTAAACTCATTTTTAAATTCCTCTTTTTAATTCTTTCTATTTTTTTAAATTATTTGTATAAAACTACTACAAACAAGAATAACCCTGCTTGAGTATTAGTGAAAGTTGGTTTAACGTCAATAACTTCAACATTTTGAGAAAAAGCATTAAAATCATCTTCAAATGTTAGTAATGATTCATGCTGTAAATTATATTCAAAAAGTTCTACTTTCATAAAACACCCCTTAAAAAAGATCATCTTCAGAAATGTTTTCTGTTTTCTGTGGTTTAGTTGCCTTTGGCTTTTCTTCCTTGGCTTCTTCCTTTTTGGCCGGGGCCGGCTTGCTTGGTGCTTTTGCTGGTTCCAAGGCCCCGCGGATTGTTGATAAGATTTTCAAAATAGCCTTATCATCAACCTGATCCATGTAGTATTTCTTGCGTTTGCGTTCTACTTCCCTGTTATAGTTGTTACCAACTTTTTCAGTGTGGATCATCAAATCAGAATTACCATTAATTAGGTTTACATACTTATCCTTTAGGCTTGGTTTATCCTTGGTAGCATTGCCATTATCATCATATTCCGATACTTGCCGGCTGATATAAATGACGTTCATAGGCAAGGCCTTTAGATCAATTACCATTTCAGTTATCGCCTGATTGAAGAAGTCGTACCCTTTCCCATAAGGAATTTCTGACAAGGATTTTAAGCGGGGCTTTCCGGGCGGTGTTAATTCGTCGCAAACAGCAATTTTGATCATTTCTATTACATCATCAATTACATCCACTACCACGGTTTGATAAGTATGTTTTTGAGTTTGCAAGGCTAAAAGAATTTCACCAATTTGAGAAATAACGCTTTTAGTGATTCGCCCTTGTTCATCCTTTTCATTCACAAGCTGGATTGAAGGGACGGTATTCGCTTCAGCGTTGCCATCTGTATTTAAGACGATAGGCGCCGGGAACTCATTCGCAAGGTAGCTTTTCCCGGACATGGTTTCACCATAGAAGAAGAAGTTCCGGGGCGTGTCCTTTGGGATCTGTGGTTTGTTTTCAGGTAATTTAAAGGCCATTTTATTCACCTTCCCCAAAAATTGCTTCAGCTAAACGGCGTTTTAGAAATTCGCCAAAGTCACCAAGGCCGTCTGAATCATCCTTTTCGATTTCACGGATTTCACCCCCGTTAGGATAAGTCATTTCAAAAGTTGCGTTTACTTCAATGATTTCAGCGCCTAGCGTTTTAGCAAGCAATTTCATTTGTTTCTTTTGCGCTTCGTAAGCTTCCGGAATCATTGTTAAAGCTTTATGAATTTCATCCGTATATTCTGCATGGTAAGCAAGTGTGCCTTTACTTTGGTATTTTGCCAAAAATTCGCCTTCTTCTTTGTCACGGAATACATAGTATTTAGTTGTTACTTTAGTCATGGTTTAAATCCTCATTATCTTTCTTTTCTTCATTTTTTGTTGCGCGTTCCCCTAGTAAAAAGCCTACTAGAAAAATTAGTGTACTGAATACGATTGTTTCAATATTCATTTCTATCCATCCTTAAAATAAAATTCAATAACATTTACATCATGTTGTTGCCGGCTCCCTGTGATCCGCCAAAGTAATTGCCTATAATCGTTATACTCCCCGGATTCTTCACTTACCGGGTCCAGCACTACAATAGTCTTGTATTTGTGTTGTAAGCCGTCCACTCCTACGCCTAGGACTTGACTAGTAGCAACTACTACCTTGTTTTCTAGTCCTTCCTGTCGGTCCCCGGTCCATATTCCTATTTTCGGGTGTCGTTCATGGATCACGTTTACAATCTGTTTGGACTTGCTGACTATAAGCATATCTTCAGGGGTTCGCTTTATTAAACCGTCAAGCGTGGTCAGTAGCGGGGTATCTTGGTTTGTTGGTTTCAATTTTGGAAAGTCAACTTCTACCCCGGTTTGCTGTAAGTAACGTTCAAAGGTAGCCCGGCCAAAGGATTGTTTTGCTATGGCCGTTTTTCCGTCAACCGTTACTAGATTCAACTTTCTGAACTTCTTCAAAAGTTCCGGATTTCCGACTTTCAAACTATTCTTATAAAAGCGGATCTTGTAGCCGTTGTTTTCCGTTGCCTGTTCAATCTTTTCAATTTCTTCCCAGCGGAAGAAGTTAGGAAGATTATTAACATAGCTTTCATAGTTTTTAAAGTCTTTCCATTTTTCTTTAGAGTAAGAAAACGGATCGTAAACCATTTGACCATGCGTTTTCTGCCAATCAAATTTATTATTTGGATCAGCACGCCCAAAGATTGTTTTTTCAAGCGGGTAGAAATTCAAGCCTTTTTTCCGGATCGGGGTAGCGGATAGCCCTATAGTGTATTTACGCTTTATTTTGCGATATAAGCCCCTTAATTTGTCACTGCTCATATTCTGCCATTCGTCTATTATTAAGACGTCACAAGCGATTTTAAGGCCCTTTTTAACCCTATTCTGTAAAGTTCTATCCGTGATAATTTCAAAATCGCAATTATCCGAATAGTTAAACTTTTGAACCGTGTCTTTCCACCCCTCAAGAATGGATAAGCGGTTATTTAAGATTAAGACTTTCTTAGCTTTCTTGTGCTTACAAATTTCAAGGGCGCAAATCGTTTTGCCACGGCCTCCAAGGGCTTCTAAAAAGATACCATTTGTTAGTCTATCGCTACGCTTGACGGCTTCTTCTTGCCATTTTTTAAGCTGTATCGCTATTTTCTATCACCGCCTTTCCAATATCTGAAACAACTTCTTCAATGTCATTTCTTACGGCCCAAAACAAGCCCAGCCGGACCGACGCCCTCACGTCTTGGTGATGGCTTTTGCTAAACTTCCAAAGGTTCAGGGCCTTTAGTAGTTCATTTGGTATATCTGACTGATACCCGGCGTTACGTTGTAAAATAGCGTCCGGAAAAAATAACTGAAAGTAAGCGATAGTTTCCATTACTGAATTATCTTTAGATAAGTCATTGTCACGCGCTTCAAATTTTTCAATTATTACCACGTCCGGGGTTAGTTCATAGCCTATTTCATCAAACCACTGTTTAATATGTGGTAGCCCTTTAGGTACTACCCAATAATTCATTAAACGGGCATTATTAAGGTAGGCGATTCCTGAAGTGCTATCTTTGGCCTTATTTGAAGAAGGGTCAATAGCTAAAATTCTCATTTTATCGAATCCTTAAACTACGATTTTCCTGAAGGCTTGCGCCTTTCACTTTTTTACCTTCTTTCAAAAGGTCATACAGTCCCTTTTTGTCAGGGGCTTCAGTAACCTTTTTCACCCAATATTTTTTAGGTAGGCTTGCTTCATCCACAATAACGCTTTCTTTTGAGTTTTGGACCGATAGAGTGAACAGCTTACCTTTGATCTTGGTTTTTCCTGTTACTTCCATAGCGCCCTGAAGGTTACGTTTCAACCAATCAATTTTTTTAGTATTGGTTTCACGTTTCTTTTTAAGGCGTTCTTCTTCAGCCTTGTAAGCTGTATTTTCTGCTTCAAGGTTCCGGATCACCATAGCGTAGTTTTCCGCCTTGGCTTCTATTTCTTCATCCAGCCCCAGCGCTTCAATAGTGTCCAGCTTGGTTTCTTCATCAATATCCATATTATAGATATCTAGGTATTGCCCTACTAATTCATAAAGCATAGTTAATACCTCACATTTCTTTCTTTATCTTGGTATTCTTTAATCATTAATTTATATTTCAAAATTAATTCTTTTTGATTTCTGATAAGGACGTCTTGTTTATTTTTGATCCTTGTTAGCTTTCTTTCCTGTTCAAGCGTTACCCGTAGAAGGTCCCCTTGTTCAAGTATTCGGCTGTCTTGGATCTCAATAATATTTTCAAGTTTCTTAATCTTTCTAGCTTTTTTAAAGAACATTGTCTAGGCTCCAATCATTGTCAGAAATAGATTGTTTTCTTAAAATCGCCATTTGGTTATTATGTTCTTCAATAACTTTCCGATCATGTTCAGCTATTTCCTGATCCCAAAACGCTTGTAATTCTGCAATCTTTTGGGCTTTCTTTTCGCGCTTCTTTGCTATTCTGTGGTCAATCACGGAAGCAAGGAAACCAGCACTAAAGAATAATGTCCCGGCCATTACCGTGCCTAAAAGTTGGCTTGTTTGGCTTGGTTCTAACATTGTTCAATCTCCTTTAATTGTTCAAAAATTTCGTATACGTCCTTTAAGTCGTACATATTATCCCGGCCTTGCTTTCGGTATTTCAGGCCTTTCCGTCTTAAATATTTAATATAGCTGTGGTCAAATCCAAACTTTTTACATAAAGTTTTTTGATTTATCGGGAGCTGTTCGGCTTCCATTTCTTTTTTAACTTCTTCTTTAGCAAACTGAAGAAGCTCTTGTATAGCCATCTTTGCTATTTCATCATTTATTAAAGGCGGTAAACTTATATTTTTCCTTTCCACCCCCTCCACTATTCGGGC